TAAGTATAGGAGGCGAAGCTATGTCCTCAAATGATCTACAGATCAAGTGCATTTGTCCAGAGTGCTCCAATGAGTTTCATACATCGATGGCAGAGCCAAGTATCGAGAATCGTCTTCATGAAGCTCAGCTAAAATCAGAGTGGTTGACGATAAATGGCAAGAGCTATCGACTGACATGGTATGATTGCCCAGTTTGTGGTCTTCGAATCTTTGTCCAAGGTGACGATTGGCGGACAGAGAAGCTTCTAAAGAAGTGCATTGATGTGACCACGAGGATGGATGACAAGAGCACGCATCGGTTTGACAATGCAAGAAAGCAATCAGAGTATCTAGCTAAGCTGCGAAACGACCTAGCGGAATCTAGGAAGCGAGTCGAAGGTGAAGTCGCTGGAAAGCATATCGTCGACAGGCATTCCGGTGTGTCACATGAGGTTGTGTTTTATCATGGGTGACATCAGCATCATCTGCGACAGTTGTGGAAAGCAGTTCAAGCTGAGCTCTGTTGGCATAAAGACGAGTCTAATGGACCTTGACGAAGGTGCTTGTGACGTAGTCTTCTTCAATTGTCCGAGTTGCAAGAGAGTTCACCTCGTGTCTGTCCAAGACGCTAGGTGGACGAAACTGAAAACGGATCTAGACAAGCAGGTCAAGCGGCAGGCTAGAATGCATGGTCGTGAGAATCCGCAGTTGGCAAAGCTTATCGGGGAGCTGATCTCGACAAAGAAAGAACGTCTTGGGAGGCACACCGAGAAGCTGAAGTCAAAGTACGACGGTCGTTTCACCTTGGTTCAGACCGAAAACGGAACTGAGGATCTGCTGTTTCTACCATGAGATAAACGAAACAAATGGCATGGATTGGAAGGAATGAATATGTCTGTAAAGCAAGGCGAAGGCAACCAGAAGATCGACGAGACTGGGCCCGATAACGGCGCTGGCAATGCCAATGAAGGTCCTAAAGCTGGCTACGGTGAGCAGAACGAGCAGAACGAGCAGAACGAGCAGAACGAGCCAGGCGATGGCAACAATGCAAACAAGCCTAGTGGTTCTGGTGAGAAGATGTTCACCCAGGAAGATGTCAATAGGATGATGACACGTGAGAAGAAGCAAGGTCGTAATTCTGCGTACAATGAGCTCGGTATTGATCCGAATGACACGAAGACTATCGAGTTCGTTAAGGCTATTGTCGGTGCACAGAATGGGCAAGCTCAGGAAGCAGGCGACACTGGCAATGTTGCCGAATGGCAGAATGAGCAGCTTGCTGAAGCAGAGCATAGAGCAACAGTAGCAGAGGCGAAAGCAGAAGCAATGGTGCTCGGAGTTAAGCCGCAGTTTGTTGATGATGTCGTGACTCTTGCAACTGTTCGCATCGCAGAGCAGGAAGGTGCAGAGTTCAAAACGATCATTGGTGAGCTCAAGCAGAAGTACCCTGTCTGGTTTGGCAATGCTGATGATGATGACTCGCATAATGCCGGTCAAAAGGGAACAGGTTCGTCGATCAAGTCCGACTCTGGATCGAATGGTTCGAACAAGGAAGATGGACTTGGTAAGCGTCTTGCCGCACAGCGCAAACCCAGTAAGAAGAACTTCTCTTATTGGGGCGAGAGGAAGTAACTTAAGGAGGGCATTATGCTCAATCGTTCTGGTATTCGCACCGTTACCGGTGCAGCACCGACTCAGATCCTTGGCGACGTCAATCTTCAAGCGTCCGTCGGCATCATTGTCGGTTCCGCAGTCACTGACATCAAGACAGTGAATGGTCGTAAGATCGTTCCTGCTGGTGTCCCGCTTCATGTTGACTTTGCAAATCTTAAGACTCCTGCAGTCAAGGCTGTCGCTTCTACTGCTGATGCGAATGTCGTTCTTCTGCATGACGTCGACATCACTGACGGCAATGCTAATGGCACCGGTCTTGTGATGGGCATTGTCAACTACAACCGTCTTGACTCTGTTGCTAAGGCTTTGTTGACGCCTGGCACTTCTGTCTCGAACGTTCTCTGCATTGCACTTTAAGTTAGTCAGTTGAGGAGGCAAATAACATGACTATTTTCGATCTCATGCAGTCCGCTCAGTTGACTGCTTACTGGGAAGAGCTCACCCAGGATGAAGCTCCGTATCCTTGCGAGGAGTTGTTCCCCGATGACAAGAAGCGAGGTCTCTCGCTCAGCTGGATCAAGGGTTCTCGCGGTCTTCCCGTGGTGCTCAAGACTTCGGCGTTTGACACCTTTGCGGTGCCGCGTCCGCGTATCGGCTTCGATAAGTTGACGTCCGAGATGCCGTACTTCAAGGAGTCGATGTACATTGACGAGGAGCTTCGTCAGGATCTCAACATGGTGCTTGAGACTGGCAATCAGGCATACATCGATTCTGTCATGAATCGTGTGTTTGATGATCAGACGTCGCTTCTTCGTGGTGCTGCTGCTTCCCGTGAACGTATGCGCATGATGGCTCTGACGACCGGTATTGTCTCCATGACTAACAACGGTCAGCCGTTCTCGTATGACTATGGCATTCCGTCTGCGAATAAGGTTGAAGTCAAGACTTCTTGGTCTGATCTCGCTAACTCTGATCCGATTGAGGATATTCGTGAGCTGAAAGAAAAGATTCAGGATGCGACTGGTGCAGAAATCACTCGAGCAATGTGCGACGGTGCTACCTGGCGTCTGATTCGCAGTAACGAGAAGATCGCGAAGTCTATCTTTGTATTGTCTAATGGCCAGGCGATCGTGTCTGATACCCGCCTCCGTGACTTCATTCTTCAGGAGGTTGGCATTGATGTTATGGTCAATGATAAGCGTTACAAGGACGAGTCCGGCAATACTGTCAAGTATATGCCGAAGGATACCTTTGTAATGTTCCCGTCTGGTGCTCTTGGACGTACTTGGTTTGGTACTACTCCGGCTGAGTCTGACCTCATGGGTGGCCAGGTTGCAAACGTGTCTATCACTGACACTGGTGTTGCAGTTACTACTGTGCAGCATGCCGATCCTGTCAATGTTGAGACAATTGTCTCTATGATTTGCCTTCCGTCTTTCGAGATGGCAGACCAGGTTGGCATCATCGACATTACTGCCGCCTAGCCGTTCTTAGAATGGCAATCAGCAGGCTTCTGACATTTGAACGCCAGAAGCCTGCTTAGTCTGTAATTACTGCAAGTTTATTGGAGGAAAGATGGTAACGATCACTAATGGCACTGACGTGTACACAGTGACTCGCGGTGCATTCGAGTCGATTTACGCTAAGCAGGGTTTCAGCATCTATGAGCCGTCTAAGAATGCAGAGCATGTCGACGAGAAGCATAATGAGCTGACCGATGATGAGTTCATCGAGAAGCTTGAGGAGAAGCCGCTTGCGAACTGGAACAAGACTGAGGTTAAGCGTTACGCTGAGATCTTCGGTATTGACATCTCTGGTACGAGGAACATCGATGAGGCGCGTGACCTCATTCGTGAGTTCAAAGCTGACGATGAGGAGCTTGAAACTGAGTAACAAGTCTGAATGTTGACATGATTGGAGGTGGAATATGGCAGAAGCCAACTACGAGGATGTTTATCGTATCAAGGTCGAGACTCGTGAGAACATGTCTCCTTACTTTGAAGACGGTGACATTGAGTACTACCTTCAGAAGAACAATGGAGACGTAGACGCGACGATATACGAGCTGTTGCTCATCAAAGCTGAAGACTCAACTATCTCGGTGTCTGGGCTGTCTACTTCTGACACGTCAGCATACTTCAGACGTCTTGCTTCTCGTTATCGCTCGTACAACTCGGGGGTGCTTTCAAGTGATTGACACCAAGTTCGAGGCATACAAGCTGAAGCGGATCTTACGCAGGAGTGGTACCGACTTCGTGTTCAAGAGGCGTAAGCTGAACAAGTTCAACGAGCCTACTGGAGAGTACGAAGACGTTGCAACTGTTCGAGGGCTTTATCATGAGTCGAACGGGTTCATCACTGACACTGTCGGCGATGCAGCTACGACACGCACTAAGAAGCAGCCGATGGTTCTTTGCTTATGCGAGGACATCGAGTCAATTAGTCTGCGCCAAGGCGATGAGACGGAAGTGGTTGTACGAGGTCCTCAGATGACATCTAAGACACTTCGATACGTTGGATGTGTAGATATCCAAAACTGGGGTATCATAGCGGATCTGAGCTTCGAGGAGGTCGACGATGGCATCGACTCTCAAGTTTGATTATGATAAGTCGAATCTGAGTAAGAATCTTGATAAGTTCTCAGTCAAGCTTGGTGCAGCAGTCCTCATGTATGCCAACACCAAGGCAGTGCAGATAGAGTCGACAATGAAGCGTAAACGTCCATGGACAGATCGCACTGGTATGGCGAAAGCTTCGTTGAGGACTGTCGTGACAAGGCCTGATGAGAACACTATCCGCATCACTCTCGCACACGGTGTCAGTTATGGTATTTGGCTTGAGCTTGCACACGAGAAGAAATACGCGATCATCAAGCCGACTCTTGACAGCGAAGCTCCGAATGTAGTTGACGGTCTGTCTGAACTCATGAGCAAGATCAAGTTCTAGGAGGAAGACATGATTGACACAGCTACTTTCAAGTATGAAGATTCTAGGTGGCAAGATCTCTACTTGTTTCTTGCAAGCAAAGGCTATGATGTATATACGCCTGGTCAGAAAGAAGGCGAGTGCTTGAGCAAGTACATCGTCATCAAGTACGCTGGCTCAGTCAAAGCCGACATGATAAGCTCACGTCGGGATCTGTACGATCTGATTCTTTATGTTCCAAAGGCAAACTATTCGCAGCTTGAGTCTTTCGTGCAGCAAGTGATCTCGGACATGAAGGAGATTGAGCCATTGTTCATGCCGTATGACAATCAGCAAGATACATCATATTTTGATGACTCGGTCAAGGCGCACTTCGTCTCGATCGTGTATATGAATTACAAGAAGAACTAACGTTTGGAGGACATGATGGCTACTTACAAGTCTCGTGCAGAGATCCCAACAATTGATGTCAATCTCGTGACGATTGAGATCGATGGCAACGAGTTCGGTTTTGACACTGCCAATTCTATTTCTGTTGAGCCGCAGGTCGAGGAGGAGGACCCTGTACGACTTGTTGTCAAGGGCATCCTTCGTGCACAGAAGCCTGGTACTTCGACTCTGACTGGCAATCAGATCACTCTTACCGACAATGTGTTCAATCCGGAACTCGTTGTTGCGCTTCAGGGTGGAACGATTACCTACGATTTGACTGACAAGAACAAGGTGACTGCATACAAGCCGCCAGTTGCAGGTTCTGCTGCTCATACGGAGACGTTCACTCTCAATGCATACTCTGCTCAGTACAATGCAGCTGGTCAGATTGTGAATTACGAGAAGATCTCCTATCCGAATTGCACAGGAACGCCTGTTGCTTTCTCGTCTGAAGACGGGACGTTCCGTGCTCCGGAGTACACGATCAATTCTGCTCCGAATACAGGTGAGGCGCCGTACGAAATCACCTACGTAGACACGCTCCCGACGCTCACCGATCGTCCGTCTGTTTAGTGTTCAGTAGTAAGTTGAACAAACAAGAATAGAAAGTAGGAGGCACAAGATGGAAGTAATTAACTACGGTCAGCATGCTCCGGAATGCATGCAGAGCAAGACGAGTGAACGGCAAGTAACTAGTATCGCAGACCTCAAGTCTTACGCGCAAGGCCAGGTTGTCGAGCTCCCTCCGTTCGCAGAGGGGATGCCGTTTGTAGCTCGGCTTCGTCGTCCGTCTATGCTATTCCTTGCTAAGACAGGACAGATTCCGAACACGCTTCTCGCGAAGGCTGGGCAGCTCTTCAACGGTGGCGGAGCATCTCTCGACTCTGACGACAACAACATGCTTTCCGACGTGTACGACATCGCTATGGTAGTCATCAAGGCTTCGCTCGTGTCTCCTACGATTGACGAGATCCATGATGCTGGTCTTGAGCTTTCTGATGATCAGATCATGGCGATCTTCAACTACACGCAGGGCGGCATCAAGGCACTCGAGCAGTTTCGTAGCTAGTGAGAAAGTCATAGAAGTAATTAGTGTCGCGAAGGTCTACGAGTGCAGGCCTAGCGAGTTACTTGACATAGAAGACGCCTACACGGCGTATTGCTTAGATGAAGCATGTGCCCTGATTGTCACGAAGATGCAGCAGGGCGAGACTCCTCACTTCAAGAAGGAGTACAAGTCGTTCAGAGACATCTACAAGCAATACAAGATGTAGGAGGTGATGAGATGTCCGTCGACGTTGGAACAGCTCAAGGCCATCTCGACCTTGACATCTCTGGCTTCCTTGCAGGTTTGAAGACTGCGCAGTCTGAGGCGCAGAGCACTTTGAAGAATGTCGAACAGCGAACAGGATCGTCACTGCAAGGCATCGGCAAAACGATGGCTAGCGTCGGCGACAAGATGACGCTTGGCGTCACGACTCCGCTGCTTGGCATTGCCACTGCTGGTCTCAAGGTTGCCACAGACTTTGAGTATGCAATGTCTCAGGTACAGGCAATCTCTGGTGCTACCGGAGACGAGTTTGATGCTTTGAGAGAAGAAGCAATTCGGCTCGGTGCCGACACCTCGTTCAGCTCCTCTGAGGTTGCTGACGCGATGACAGAGATGGCGAAGGCCGGCTGGGACTCGCAGCAGATACTTGACGGCATGGAAGGTGTCCTTGACGCAGCAGCTGCATCTGGCACAGACCTCGCGACAGTGTCGACTATCATGGCTGACGCGATCTCTGGCTTCGGTCTTGAAGCTTCTGACGCGACAAGAGTTGCAGACCTCCTGACACAAGCTGCAAACGCTGGCACTATCGGTGTCGAAGATCTCGGTGAGTCGTTCAAGTACATCGCGCCAGTGGCGAACACGATGGGTTTCTCGATTGAGGATGTCACTACTGCACTTACTGCTCTATCCACTGCAGGCATTAAGGGTGGTCAGGCTGGCACGTCTCTCCGTGGCGTGCTCACTCGAATGGTGAAGCCGACTGATGACGTTGCAGCCGCAATGAGTGAGCTAGGCATCACCCTTAATAATCAAGACGGTACGTTCAAGTCGCTTGACCAGATCATTGCCGAGCTTCGTAGCAGCTTTGACGGTATGACTGACTCCGAGAAGGCGTACTACGCAGCAGTGCTTGCCGGAACCGAAGGTCAGTCTGGACTCCTCGCGCTCCTCAATATGTCTCAGGAGGAGTACGACGAGATAGCAGCCTCAATGGACAATGCAGCAGGCGTTGCAGACAAGACAGCAGCCGTGATGCAGGACAACCTTCAGTCGAAGGTCGAGCAGCTAATGGGTGCGTTCGAGTCTCTTGCTATCGTGCTTGCAGACCAGGTAATACCGTGGTTGACAGGCATCGTCGAGAAGGTCACTGAGGTCGTCGAGTGGTTCACGAACCTTGACGATGGCACGCAACAGTCTATCTTGAAGTTCTTGGCTTTTGTTGCAGCGATCGGGCCAGTGCTTTCGATTGTCGGTAGGCTGGCATCTGGCATAGGTGGCTTCGTATCGTTTATTGGCGGTGTTCCCGGCAATCTGGAAGCTGCTCAAAGTGCATTCACTGCATTTGGCAATGGACTGAAGAACATTCCTGAGGCGATAACGCTTGCACGAGCAGGCTTCCCTGGATTCGCGAAAGAGGCGTCAGTTGTTGGAGCTGCCATCGGTGGCATAACTGCCCCGGTTGTAGCAGTCATTGCGATCATAGCCGTCCTTGTCGGTGCGTTCGTGACTTTGTGGAACACCAACGAGGAGTTCCGCAACAACATCATTGGCATCTGGCAGGGCATCGTCGATTCGTTCAACAACTTCACGCAAGGCATTGTCGACAGGCTGAACGCTCTCGGCTTCAATTTCCAGTCGATAACCGACGTGATATGGTCTGCGTGGAATGGCTTCTGTCAGTTGCTTGCACCAGTGTTTGAAGGTGCATTCAGCCAGATAGCGAACGTGCTTGACACTGTTTTCGGTGTGATAACTGGTATCTTGGACATTTTCATTGGCTTGTTCACAGGCAACTGGGATCAGCTGTGGCAAGGCATCCAAGAGGTGTTCGGGTCTGTCTGGGACGGCATTGTAAGTACGCTCGAGAACGTGTTCAACACCATCACGGGTGTGCTTGACACCGCACTGAGCTTCATCGGCACCAGCATTGAAGAGGTCTGGAACAACATCGTCAACTTCTTCGTGACATTGCCGGAGAACATATCGAATGTGCTGACAGGGCTGTGGGAGACGATCGTGACATTCTTCACGAACCTCGTTAACCAGGCACTTATATTCGGTCAGCAGTTCTTGACGAACATCGTCACGTTCTTCAGTCAGCTGCCGCACAACATTGGCTTTTTGCTTGGGACTGTTATTGGTACGGTCGTCTCTTGGGTCGGCCAAATGGCATCCAACGCAGCTAGCGCTGGTTCTCAGTTCTTGGCTAACGTAGTGAACTTCTTTATGCAGCTTCCCGGTAATATTTGGGCATGGTTGTCTACGACGATATCTAACGTCATCAATTGGGTGTTTCAGATGGCGTCGAATGCATCGCAAGCTGGTTCACAGTTCATAAGCAATGCAGCTAGTGCGATCTCAAGTTTGCCAGGTACTATTTGGTCGTTCCTCTCTAGTGCGATCGGTCGAGCAGCTAGTTTCGTGTCTAACTTCGCGTCAAAGGCGACACAAGCTGCAAGCCAGTTTGCAAGTAACATCATAAGTGGTTTATCAAGCATTCCTGGTCAGGTGGCATCTATTGGTTCGAACATTGTGCAAGGCATTTGGAGTGGTATCAGTGGAGCTGCTGACTGGTTATATAGTCAGGTTGCTGGGTTTGCGTCTGGCATCATTGACGGAGCGAAGGCTGCACTCGGAATCGCGTCGCCGTCAAAGGTGATGAGAGATGCAGTCGGTAAGTTCCTGCCGCCAGGTATTGCAGTCGGGTTCTCGAAGGCAATGCCGGCAGCAGTCAATTCGATGCAGAAAGACATCGATGATGGCGTCAACAAGTTAAGCAGTGACACGCCGGATGTCGAGATTGAAGCCAATGGCGGGGTGATGTTCGACACGGCAGTAAGTTCGCTTAGGAGCTACTACTCTGATGTGCTCGACTGGTTTAGAAGTGTCAGGGACGAAGTCGACGAGTCGATCAACAGCATGGTTGACAAGTTGGCGATGTTCTCGGAATTCGGAAGCGGCTTCACTGTCAATCCAGACGGCACCGTGAGTGCAGCCGTTTTCAGTAGCAGCGACAACAAGCAACGTAGAAGCAGAGTCAGGGAAGACGGAAACGGTAGGCAGGACGGCAATGGAGATGGAGACACGTTCATTTTCTACAGTCCGAAGCCGATTGACGAGATTGAAGCAGCACGCCAGATGAGGCGTCAAAAGAGAAAGTTAGTCGAAGGGATCTAGAAAGGAGTGGTCGTCTATGGTCGAGAACATCGTGTTGTCGAATGAAGAGCTAGGGCAGTCACTCGAGCTTGACAAGGTGATCACTCCATGGTTCATCTTGGACTATATCGACTGGGGACAGATCGAAGCAGATAAGAGCACGAACAAGTATGTCGGTCAGTATGGTGAGTCGCTCGTGTCTAACATGCTTGGTACGAGAGATGTCGAGCTGTCAGGATGGGTCATTGCAAGAAGTGATGACGACATGTCGAGAAGGAAGAGGTTCCTCAACAGATTCGTCAATCCGCTTCAACGGATGACTATGACGTACAATGACTACGCCATAACATTCTATCCTGGGACGACGATTGAATATGGCGACAAGACTGCTGAGAACAATGAAGTCGTATGCAAGTTCATGATTGAAGGGACTGCGTACGATCCTATGTTCAAAGACAGGAATTCGACTAATGTCATTGCAGCACAAGTCATTCCGACGTTTCATTTTCCACTGGTCATTCCAGAACAGCCTGATCCACCAGGTGGTGTCGTATTTGGTCTTACTGAGATAAGTTTGACGATGAACGTCTTCAATGCTGGATCGATTAGCACTGGTATGGTGATAACGTTTCGCGCACGAGGTTCCGTCAAGAACCCTCGCATCACCAATGTCAATACGCAGGAGTACTTCGCGTTGACTAAGCGGCTTGAAGCTGGAGAAGTAGTGAAAATCAACACTAATGTCGGTAGCAAGTCAATTCGTGGTTACATCGATGGAGAGACGAAGAACTACTTTACGTATCGAGACTTTGGGTCAACTTGGCTGCAGTTAGCTCTTGGCGACAACTTGTTTGTTCGAAGTGCGGACGAGAATGTCGATAATCTCGAGGTGATGATCGAGTTTTACAACAGGTATCTGGAGGTGCAAGAATGCTATTAGGAAAGCAGCTTCAGGTCGTTGTCTTCAAAGTAGATAACAACGTGTTCGAGCAAGTCGGAGTTGTCAATGCATTCACTTCGATGTCTTGGCTGACGACATATCGCGGGTATGGCGAATTCAAGTTTGCATGCCCAGTCATTGACGAGACGAAGAAGCTGATAGTCGAAGGAAACTGGATATGGTGCGATGGCTATAAGAATGCAGGTATCATTGAGACGGTTCACGCTGAGAATGATGACGATGGAGTCTTCACGTACGAGGTGTCAGGATTCACGTTGGAGTTCTTGCTGACTAACAGGATTGTCTGGGGAACGTACAATGCGTCGAATAAAGACGTCTCGACTATTGCGATGGAGATTGTTAATTCATCTTGCGTCAATCCGTCGGATGCGGCCAGGAAGTACAAGTGGCTTTCACTTGGCGAAGATGCAAAGCTTGGTGGGAAGATAACGAAGCAGCAAACAGGTGATGATGTCTACAGCATCTTAGATGAGATGTTGGCTGATGTTGGCTTGGGGTTTTCGATTGACTTCTTTCCGGCAGAAAAGAAGCTTGAGTTCAACGTCATATCTGGTGTTGATAGAAGCATTAATCAGAGTTCAGTTGAAGTCATTATGTTGAGTACAGACATGGAAGACGTGTTGACTTCGGCATATGATTCAAGTATTCAGGACGAGAAGACAATAGCATTCGTGCAGGCAGAAGACTCTGGCAAGAATAGAAAGTCGACTACAGCTGGTGACAAGTCGAAGACTGGATTTGATCGTAAAGAGCTATACGTTGATGCGAGAGACATTCAGTCATCGACGACTGGCGGGCAGACAATGACCGAGAATGAATATGTCAAAGCCATGAAGCAGAGAGGTCTCGAGAAGCTTTCTGAGTATGTAAAGTCACAGTCATTTGATGCGTCTATCAGGGTCTTTGGCGACACGCAGTACACGTTTGGCAAAGATTATTTTGTCGGCGACAAGATAACGATACAGGACACGAGACTTGGTGTTCAAGTTGATGCTATCGTAAGCGAAGCCGAAGAAGACTTCGAAGACACATATGACTTGTCTCTGACTGTTGGGTTCTCGAGCCTTACGATACTTCAAAAGATTGACAGGACGTCTAGATGATAGGAAGGTGGTAGGCGTGGCCGAGCGTTGTGGTTTCTTCAATGCAACAAACGCTGCTAATCCGGATCGAGTTTATGATTCGTCCGACTTTGCTGCTTATTTCGCGTCTTTCATTGGCAACGGCGTATTCGCGAAGCATTCTAATCAGCTTCGTGTTGCTCAGCAGGAGTCGCCAGACATGTCAGTGCAGGTGCTTGGTGGTCAAGCATGGATCAACGGTTGGTGGTACGACAATACGTCTGCATTGAACCTTAGCATTGATCCAGCCGATGGTACGCTTGATCGAGTTGACATAATTGTCGTGCAGTTCAATTTGACGAACAGAGAGATCAAGACGATTGTTCGCAAAGGGTCGCCGAGTGCTGGTGCGACGGCGCCGATGCTAAATCGAGATGATGACCTGTGGGAGCTTAAGCTTGCAGAAGTCAACGTCTCACATGGCACGGTGAACATCACCGACGGAAAGATCACCGATACTCGTTCGAATACGACGGTATGTGGATGGGTTTCTGGCTTGATTGATCAAATGGACACGACTGAGCTCTTCAACCAGCTGCAGGAAGCAACACAAGACGCTGTTGATGCAATGAACAATGCACTCACAGATGTTTGGGCTGGCATTAAGGTGTGGCTGCTTAACAACGTCTACAAAGTCGGCTATGTGTGGACGTCATACGTAAATGAGTCTCCATCTGGTATTGTCGGAGGCACGTGGACGCCTATCACCGGACGGTTCCCGTACTTTGACGCGGGCACTAAGACTGGTGGTAGTAATGTACTGACACTTACTGTTGAACAACTTCCTAGCCATAGCCACGAAATCTATACTGGTTCTGTCCTTGAAGATGGCAACGTAGATAAGTTTTGGGGTGGCAATGGACGTGCAGCTCGTTCTCCTTCGACTACGTGGGGTTCAGTATCAAACCCCGGAGAAGGCGGCATGTGTAAATTTGCTGGTGGTGGAGAATCTATAAACAACATGCCTAGCTACCAAAGCCTTTATGCGTGGCGTAGAATTGAATAGCATTACGCTATTCGCCTCCAAGCATAGAGAGTCTGGTATGCTGGCATATTGTTCACTGGTGCGCCAGAGCCAGTTTTGTCAGTCCAAATCAAACCGCTGACGTTATGTTTACTGTATACGATAGTCCAGTCGTTACCATACACGCTGTCAGATATGAATCTAGTAATGTCGTGCTTGTGCTGTGGAAGTTGGCTAATTGACAAAGTCTTAGAATTACTACCACCAGTCTTAGTACCCGCGTCAAAGTACGGGAACCGTCCGGTGATAGAAAGGAGAACAAAGCATGGTAGTGTATGATGAGAATGGAAGTCGAATCGAGGAATACGATCTAGACAAAGGTTATCTTGAGAGCAAGAGCAAGAGGGTCAAGCATCAATGGATTGTCGACTCGAAGGAGCGTGGTAAGTGGGCTACAGTGAAGGAGTATCCAGCTACTGGTGGTAAGGACGTCGAGTGGCATGTGACTGAAGAGGAGAAGGGTCACTGGAAGACTACAGACGAGCAAGGCAACGTCATTGATGACTTTGATGGCATCATCAGCGACGACTGGCCTCATGACGTGTCAATTCCAGACATCTTCGAGTACTCCGTTTATCATGCTTATACGGAAGCGGAGCTTGCAGAGATTGCAGAGAAGAAGAAGAAGGAAGAGCAAGAGAGGCAAGATGCACAGGAGAAGGCAGAGATTGCAGCAACGTTGCCTGATGCAGTAGCCGATCTGTCGGAGCAAGTGTCAAGCAATGCTACTGATTATTCCGATTTGTCTGATGCCGTAGCGGAATTGTCGATGTTGGTAAGTAACATGGCTGAAGCAAAGTAGATTGAGGAGGCATACAATGGTAAAGTTTTGGTTCAAACGCATCAAAGGCGACATCAAGAGGATTAACGAAGTTCCAGAGTTGTGGAGGGAGAAGGTAAGAGAGATGATCGAGCAGACGCAGGCTAGTGCGTAACGTCGAACTGTCACTTTTGTACTTTGCAGATGAAGGGAGTCCGGATGCTAGGGCTTCCTTCTTGCTGCTAGATTGACGTAATTACAGAAGTTGGCAAATTAGATGTTTACAGTAAAAGCTGTTTGTGTTACAATCGAAAAGACACGACGGGAGGTGATGAAGATGCGAGTCGAAGAATTGAAGAGTAAGTCGACGGAAGAACTTCTAGCGATGGTCAATGATGCTGGTTTGGCATATGCGAGAAGTTATACTCGAGAGGACTTGATTGAGATTCTCAAGACGCTTCCTGAGGATGATGATACTAAGTCGTACATTGATGAAGCTGACGTCGGGATGCTTGTCGCGTTTAGGACTGACAAGATGAAGGTCAAGTCGGCGAAGATTGTCAAAAAGTCTAGCAAGGACAAGAAGCTTCTTCTCGAGACGAAGTATGGAGCACAGTTTCTTGTTGACTACAATGACATTGTCTGGGTCAATACGACTGGACGTTGGCCACGTTGGGTGTTCAAGCTTATGAAGGGCTTGGAGTGTTAGAAGAAGGCAGGTGCCTGAAGATGCAAGATGGCGAGCTCAGCATTGACGAAGTAGTCGTTAATTTCTACGAACTGCAACAGCAGAAGAAGCTTGACGACAAAGCATTCGACGACGAGAAGCAAGAGTTCACGAAGCGAATGGACGAAGCTTTCTCATCTAAGAAGCTTTCTGGCTCTAGTAGCTTTACAATCGTTGTTGGATATGATGACGAGGACGGTACTAGAGCTACCGGTGGAGAGTACAAGGTGACGAAAGTCTCTCGTCGCAATGTAGTGTTCAACGCAAAGAAGCTGAAGAATAAGATCGGCAAGGAAAAGTTCAATAAGGTGTCGGAGACTCAGTGGAACTGCTTCGACATAGGCGGCCTTGCAAGGTACGTCAAGTCTCTAGGTGGAGAGTTCGATGTGTTTAAGTCGTTCTTCAACATTACGCAAGTCGTTGATGACAAAGCAATCGATAAGCTCAGTGAAATTGGAGAGATCACAGCTGAAGACATTGAGGGTTGCTATTCAGTCAACGAAGGCAAGCCTTGGTACAAGGTCTCGTTCAAGGCGGCAGAGGATGACGAAGAATGATTCACTCTCAGATGGGGAGAAACTAGCAAGAGTGCTTCTTCATTATGGTTTGATTGAGTCAGTTGAGTCTAATCGAATGAAGATAATGTGTCCATTCCATGGCGACAAGAATCCTAGCATGTCAGTCAATTTTGACGAAGGCTTCTTCTATTGTTTCGGTTGTGGTGAACATGGAGATGCGGAAAAGTTTGTCAAGAAGATCGAGAAGCAGGAACGAGGCTTGAATGATCTCGCCGCATTGAAAGTCTATGGTACCATCTTGAAAGGTGCAGTAGATGGTACAAAACTTGTACGGAATATACCATCAGAGGTCACAAGAAGCTCTCAGAGGCTTCTCTATGATCAAGCCTATGATACATACCATGGTTTGAAGAAGGTGTCTTGGATGTCTTCTGAGGAGCCGGAAGTTGTCAATGCAAGGGAATATATGGAGCGTAGAGGTTTTACGCCAGACACGCTTTCTGCCGCAGGAGCCAAAGTCACTTATAGAAAGAACTATCAATTGATATTTCCGATGCGTGATAATGGCATCTTCAAAGGCTGGGTCTGCAGGACTATGATCAAGGAGATCGAGGAGCGCCGAAAGTACTTGTACAATAAGGGCTTCTCGAGGGCAACGACTTTGGTAGGTGACTACGGTCCGAGCAAGTTCAAAAACATCAAAGGTAAGTACGTGATAGTCGTTGAAGGCTATATGGACAGGTTGAAGTTCATACAATGCGGTATCGACAACGTAGTCGCGATACTTGGCTGGAAGATGTCAAGCCAACAGATTCAGAAGCTGAAGGACGAAGGCATAGATGTCGTAGTCAGTGCTTTGGACAATGATGAACCAGGTCGTAAGGGGACGAAGTTCTTGAGCGAGCATTTCACGACGATTCGATGGTGCTATCTAAAGGGACTTAAAGATCCAGGTGACATGGATCAGTCGACTTGTGATAAGATGTACAAGAGGACGAAGCAAAAGCTTCGTGAGGCGTTTAAGAAAGGATGCTAGAATGAGTGGACTTCTCAGCAAGATCAAGAACGATGTTGTTCGTTCGGGGTCGAACAAGTCGAAGATCATCTACTTCAGGGAGGGTCAGAAGAAGCGTATTCGTTTTCTTCAGGACATGGATGATGGCATGGAAGTCGTGATGCATGACTCGTTCGAGAAAGGCATCACTGTACTTTGCCGCGAGACGTTCGGTAAAGATTGCGAGTACTGTGAGGACGATGATCTTCGTACTCGTTCCAACTACTGCTGGTCTGTCTACGACTATGACGACAATGAAGTTAAACTGTTCATGTTTGCAGTGAACCGCTGCAGTCCGATTCCGCCTCTGATGGCGATGTATGAAAACTACGGTACGCTTCTTGATCGCGACTATGTCATTACTGTACAGGGCAAGCAGATCAACAAAACGTACAGCATCATTCCGATGGACAAAGCAAAGTTTCGCAATCAGAAGGCGAAGCCGTTTAGCGAGAAGAAGATGCTTGACATTCTTCTTAAGGCATGGCCGTATCCCAATGGTTCTGAAGACGATGACGAGTACGACGAGCCGAAGCATAAGGTAAAGCGCCCTCAGCAGGTTGAAGACGAAGACTACGATGATGATTATGATGATTCGTGGGGCGATGACGAAGACGAGAAGCAGGACTACAGTAGCATGAGTCCTCTTGAGCTCTTCAAGCTTTGTAAGGAGCGTGGCGTCGAAGCAATGAAGAAGAAGCCTCAGAAGTACTACATCAACCTTCTTGAGGAGGATGACAAGGCGAACGATGACTGGGGCGACGAAGACGATGACGACGAGTGGGAGGAAGAATAAGATGGAGCCAGATTATGACTTCATTCGACTGTTCGAGTCTCAGAAGCTCAATCAGGTCTATCTTCTGAATAGTGGCAAGTATAGAAGCTTTACTGATCGCGAAGATGCAGAACCGGTTGACGATCCGAAGCTTTGCAGCTATCATATTCAGCAGCTCATGTCTGAGATCGGTGAGGTTCTTGAAGCTGACAAGCGGTGGAAGAGCTTTCGTGATGATAAGTACGACAAGGACGGGAAAGCGGAAGAGATCGCAGATTGTTTCATCGTGTTGATGAACATCGCGATGTTCTCGGGAATGTCTGCGTCGGAGTTGTACGATACGATTTCAGCTAAGATCGGTACAGTTTCAGAGCGAATCAAGAAATGCTAGACTTTGGGGAGCTTCGGCTCCCCTTTGTCGTATGAAAGGCGAGAAGATGGCAATCATAGTAGTCGAGGGAATTGACAGGGTCGGTAAAACGACAATCGCAAACAAGATTCGAGTCGAGTCTGAGCTTGATACGTTCACGAAGTTCAAGATGTACAAGCATGACGAGTCGTTTGTCAGCTATGACAAGATGGACACAGACAATGAAGCTGACAAGATGGCACAGCTTCTGACGATGGCAGACATGTTCAATTGCAATGTGCTGTTCGACAGGTTCCATTTGTCTGACTTCGTCTATGGTGTTGTCGGACGTGGGTACAAGTTCAGTGACGCGTATCGTAACATGCGAGCAATTGACACAATGCTGGCAGATATGAACTCAGTCCTCGTGTACGTCAAGCCTGTTGACTTGAAGAGGTCGTCTGACGAGCATGGGTCTGATCTGACTATGCATGACAGACTGATGGATGCGGCATTTAATGACAGTCTAATGAACAAGATCAATGTTGACTACAAAATAGTCGAGAATGACGAGTACTTTGCCTGTCTGATGAACGATGTCTGGGCATATGTTAAGGGGTACTGATGTTAGGCATATATCTTGGTGGATCGATGGCTCAGTCTAACTCGAACGTTGTCAGCTACTTCTTGCGACATGTTCCGACTTTCATCGACGACGACGTCGTGTTCATTGACAAGTTCATGACGACAAAGGCAGAGCGTCATTGCTCGTGTGACATCGTCAAATACGATGGCAAGGCGTTCATTGACTCAGTCAGGGACTGGGGCGAGTATCTGGAGCATGCAAAGCAGTTCCTTGAAAGCAACGGCATCGACAAGCTAATTGTTCTCAAGTTGCCGTATTCGATTGGTTTCATGGACGGCAACGACAGGACTTTGCGAAGTCTTTTGAGCAATGACGACGCACATGCAAGCATGAGCTTCGTAAGTGTGAGGACACAGCTTGAGTCGTTCAAGTTCATTGAGGCGGCTTCGACTGTCTGCGAGTACGTCTACCAGTACGTGACTGATCCGAACGAGGTGACATTGAGCGACTACTTCGAGTTCAAGCACTTCGAGAAGCTGTACTATCTTGACAGAGCAGGTTGCAAGTTCGCTCCGTACTGGTGCTATGGTCTGCTGCTTGATGATGGCGTGAGGAATGACACAAAGACTGAAGACTACATGTTCAGATGCACGGCGGAGGGCGAGAATCGGAAGTGGCTTCGAGACATTGCAGACGACGTTGTGAAGAATTGTAGCCTTGACATCGACGTCATTCGCAAGGGTTCTAGGAAGAACGCGACTGCAGTGAAGCCGATAAGCCAGGAGCTGTACTTCTTCATGCTGTCGACAACGCGGTTCACGACAGTTATTCCGTCTTATTGTGAGTCGACGTTTAGTTGGATGCGTTTCATGGAGGCTGCATACAGCGGTTGCCTGCCTTTGGTGCTTAAGTCGTGTGACTTGACAGAAGTACGCGACACATTCCCGGATGTCTGTGACATAATCGAATCGTCACTGTTGGTCGAAGACTTCTACGAGTGTGAGGACAAGGTCAAGACAATGCCTGAGCCAGATAGGCAAAAGATAGTTGCAGACATTTGCTCTTGTTCGTCACTTGAGAGGGCGACAGACTTGTCTGAGATACGGAAGCTGTGGAAGAAGATAGGAGGCTTTCAATGAAGATCGGCTATAGCTATTGGGGTTTTCTTGGAGATATGAAGTTCGGAGACGACGGGACGCTCGCAAGCACTCCGGACGGTAATGCTTTCTACTCATGGTCGATCATTCATGAGCTTCAGAAGCGAGGGCACGAAGTCTACCAGATGATGCCAGACCGTGACTTAAATGGTAGCATGATACTTGGTAATGACATCTTGTTCAGGTCGTGGGCGAAGGTCAAGCGCAAGTCTGCATATGAGGAAATGGTCAAGATGTTCGGGACTAAGGACATTGCAAAGCTCGATGAGTTTCATGTCTTCATGGGCTGGGATGAGGAGTGTTGCGGAGGTCTTGATCTTGTTCTTCATGAGTGGAGGATGGAGATTCAAGGTCGTAACACCGAGGACGCAAGAGGGACTTATGGTTGGCAGCCAGATCTGTTCTTTCAAGATTGCCTGATCGACTATTGCATCAGGCGTGGCATCAAGACGGTGATCTTTGACCTCGACTACAAGCTGTCTGAGGAGAAGGTCAATGAGCTTATTAGTCGTGGTCTCAAACTAAAGGTGTTCGAGCTTGGTACAAAATGGGCTGGGAAAGACTGGGCAAAGAAGGTCTACATTCCGTTCGACTTCAAGTCGATCTACGAGTTCAAGCCTGAGAGCTTTGTCGATGACAAGCTTGTCTATGTCGGCAATCGATACGAGCGTGACTGGTGCATTGACAAGTACATCCCGACTGACATGGACGGTGTTGCCGTCTATGGCAATTGGGACGAGGGAGGCAGGGACTCGAAGGAGAGGTGGCCGGAGATCGACTTCAGACATCGGCTTCAGACGTGCGAGATGCGTGACGTCTATTCGAATTCGGCGTCGACGATTCTGCTTGCAAAGCATGACTATTGCAAGTATCATTTCATGACAGCGAGACTTATTGAAGCTGTTTTCTATTGCTCTGTTCCTCTGTTCATCGAGGAGTACGGTGAGGAGACGATCGAGGGGTTTGCTGGTCATCATGCAAGATGGTTGACAGTTCACAGTGCTGACGACGTCGTGAAGAAGTCAGAGGAGTTGTTTACAAACTATACGATGAGGGTTACAATACTAAACAACATTCGTGAACATCTTCGGAAGTTTATGGATGTCAAGTTCTTTGTCGATGCGTTGTTGAGCTGCTAGGAGGCAAGAATGTACTTTAATGAGTTCTTTGAAGCGAAGGATGCAGACGAGGCGTTCGAGCATTGGTGGTACAAGTTGTCGAACTACATGCCGAATGATGTGTTTGAGTCTCGTGACGGAAACGTCGTCGACGAGATCATCAATGCAGTGACTGTGATCAATGATCCGACTCGCTGCATTATGAAGAACAAGATTAGAAAGATGTCAATGCGTTATGCGATCGGGGAGCTTCTTTGGTATCTGTCTGGTAGCAATGACTTGAAGTCGATTCAGATGTTTACGAATGCATGGGATCGTATGAGTGACGACGGCGAGACGGTCAATTCGAATTACGGTTATTGCTTGATGGACAAGTTCGGGTTCAATCAAATTGAGCAGGCACTGACTCAGCTTGAGGACAATCCAGAGTCTCGTCAGGTAGTGTTGCATATCAAAGAAGCTCGGAATTTGATTAACAATCCAACGAAGGATTTGAATTGCACCGTCTGTATTCAGCTGTTCATTCGAGACGGGAAGCTGTATATGACGACGTATATGAGGTCGAATGACCTTTGGATGGGCTTTCCGTACGATGTCTTTCAGTTTACGTGTCTTCAGATTCTTCTCGCAATGAGGTTGCATGTCGACATAGGTACATATACGCACATTACCGGTTCTCTTCATCTTTACGAGCGAGACTACGAGAAGGGGATGGAGAATTGTCGTCAAGCTGACTTTGAGAAGGTTGAGTGGTAAGCATGATAGATGTCCATCGCCATGACGAGTATTCGACATTTGATGGCTACGGCAAGGCGACGGAGCTTGCTGCTTTAGCAAAGTCGTATGGGTACAAGTCGCTTTGCACGACGAATCATGGTAACACGAACGGTTTGATCCAGACATACCAAGCGTGCAAAGTAGAAGGACTTAAAGCAATCCTTGGAGTTGAAGGATATTGTTTGCCAAAGTGGAAGCCGCAGACGAGAGGCTTTCATCTCATTCTGATCGCGAAGGACTTGACTGGGTACGGTAACATGAATCGAATTCAGTTCGAGGGCGAGAAGCAGAAGTACTACAATCCGATCTGGGATCTCGAGCTTCTCGAGAAGTACCACGAAGGTCTAATTTGCACGACGGCATGTGTTGCAAGTTATTCTTCTCAGGCGATCATTCATGACAATGTGAAGCAGGCAGAGAAGTTCATCTCAAGGTTGCATGACATATTTGAAGATGATATGTACGTGGAGATTCAGCCGTACAAGATCAGCGATCCTGGTGTTCAGGAGAAGGTGAATGTCGAACTGATCAAGCTGTCTGAGAAGAACGGATGGAAGATGATTCTGACGTCAGACTCTCATCGTGGTGCAAAGGACGACATGCCATCGTATATCAAGATGCATGAGATCGCCGGTCATAACATTGATCATATCGTCGACACATACGAGGAACGGTACATGCCGGCTCCTGACGAAATGAGGAAACGATTCTTCAAGATGCATAGGAACGACTTCGGTGACGAGAAGACGAAGAAGCTTGCGAAGCAGATGTATCGAAACTTGGACGAGATTGAGGACAAGTGCGAGTCAGATTATCTTGACGAGCTTCCGCTGACGTTGCCAAGTTTCGGTGGCTCCGAAGAGAAGTCGAGGAAGATGCTTCGCAAGGCAGTGAAGGACGGGCTGAAGAGACGTGGCAAGCTGAAGAAGGACTACGTAGATCGCTGCAAAGAGGAACTAGAAGTCATTGAGTTTCATAATTTTGCAGACTACTTCTTGATGGTAGCAGATTATTCGAACTGGGCAAAGAGCAATGGTATTGTGGTCGGACCAGGTCGAGGGTCTGTGTGCAATTCACTTGTTGCGTATGCGCTTGGTATTACAGAGGTTGATAGCTTGTTCTTCGGTCTGGACTTCAGACGTTTTCTTCGTAAAGACAAGAAGTCGTTCCCAGATATCGATCTTGACTTCGAGACTTCTCGTCGTCATGAGGTGATTGAGTACCTTTGCACAAAGTACAAAGGACATGCAGCTCGCATTTGTTCGTATGGTCTGTACAAAGTCGACAATCTTTTGAACGACCTTGCAAAGACTTGTGGCTTGGTGATCGAAGATGAAGACGGAAAACAGAAGGTCAACAAAAGTGAGCTTGCTGCTATCAAGTCGCTTGCGAACAGGTACGTCGACGACGGTGCTGCAATTGATGTCGAAGGTCTTCTGTCGGATCCTGAAGCCGTTGTGTACAATCGGCTGTATGACAACATCATTCTTCACTTCACGAAGCTTTATAAGAAGGTGCGGTTCATTGGGACTCACGCAGCAGGAGTTGCAATCACTGGCGGAAACCTTCTCGACTATGTCGCGTTGCGTGTTGACAAGAATGGAGACGTCTTCACTGCCTATGACCTTGAGGACATCGAGTCGATCAACGTCATTAAGTTTGACATCCTTGGACTTAAGACGATGGAGTCGATCGGGGATCTTCGTCGATCGACTGGTGTGACGGTCGACTATACTGACGTTGTAGACGATGAGAGGATCCTCGAGAACTTTAGAACTCAGAATTGCGATGGGGTGTTTCAGTTCGAACGTCAGGCAGCACGAGACATCTTGACAAAAATTAATTGCGATTCGTTCAATGATGTTGTTGCAGCGTCGGCAATGAATCGACCTGGCCCATTGAGTCTTCATCAGCCTGACATGTATGCAGAGAATAAGTATCATGTCGACGAAGCAAAGCAGCTTTACTACTACAATGAGACGTCTGAGTCTTACGGCACCATCATCTTCCAGGAGCAGGTTCAGAGGATATGCGTTAACATTGCAGGCATGAGTTGGCAAGATGCAGACAAGGTCATGAAGATGATGAAGGGCGGACACATGACGGAGTCCGCTCAGCGCATCTACAATCAGAACCGTGCAGAGCTGTTCGAGAAGTTCATCTCTGGTGCGGTGGCGAACGGTTATCCGGAGGACGAGTCGAGGGACCTGTTCGAGAGGATGACGACATACACCTTCAACAAGGGCCATGCGACGGGCTACTCACTCATCAGTGTCGAGGAGATGTTCTACAAGACGTACTTCCCGAACGAGTACTGGTTTGCAAAGCTGAAGTACGCGAAGTCGGACCAGGAGCGTTGGCGTTTCTGTTCGAAGGCAGTTAAGGACGGGTCTGTGCTGTTCATAGCGCACGTGAACTACTCTCAGGTGAAGACGAGCTTGAGGAAGGTCGAAGGCGAGCACGTGATTCAGACAGGTCTCTCTGACATCAAGGGAGTCGGCGAGAAGGCAGCACAGTCCATTATCGACGAGAGGAAAGCACATGGAGTCTTCAGAAGCTTCGACGACTTCTACGATCGATGCAAGTCACGTCTTGTGACGTCACGTGTCATTGATGTCCTCAAGCAAGACGGAGCTCTCGAGTTCAAGAAGCGTGTCTACATCGACCGTGTGACAAAGTACAATTCATCACTGTATGCGAAGGACTAGTGAATTGTCTTCTGAGGTCATCAGATGACTTCTGAGACACTTTGATAGATGGTTGGTATGAATACACATATCAACGATTTGAAAGCTTCAGATGTCATCTGGTTAGTTCAAAATATTGTTGTACTTTTCTCATTGTCGTGGTATAATGTATCTAGGCACCGGGAAACAAGAAGTACCGGTGGAGTGGAAAGGATTCAAGATGAACGACAAGCACGTTTGCAGTATTTGTGGCAAGGAGTTCGAGGGCTTCGGCAACAACGCCGAGCCGGTCAATGACGGTACCTGCTGTGACAAGTGCAAAAAGGATGTCGTGATCCCTCGTCGTCTGGCAGACATCAACAAGAAGGAGCCTGTCGACGCCAAGCAGAAGGTGAAGGCTTTTCTCAGCGAGTTCTACAAGATCAAGTACGACTTGATTCTCAAGGAGAAGCTTGAGGAAGTCCGTGACGCCAATGGTCCGTCTGACGAGTTCATTGACAAGCTCTTCGAGGAGACCAGCCGCAAGATGTACGACATGGCGAAGGACAAGCTGGACGATGACGTTGTCAAGGGCATCCTGTTCGGGTACCTCGGTGTCATCGATGACGATCTCGATCTCGTGTTTGCACTATACGAGTTGGTGCACAACAAGAAGGTCAAGCTCGTCGGTATCGATCTCGACGTGTTCTTCAAGTAGCTTCAGGTGGGGCCTCTTCGGAGGCCCCTTTGTCGTATGTAAGGGGGGGTAGATGCCTAAGACAGACAAAGCAAAGATCATGCAGTTGTGCAATGACATCAACAAGCGTGACGGGGAGGGTACGATCTACTCGATCGGCTCTAAGCATGCGAATTTGGCAATCAATCGTTGGTCTACGGGAATCGAGGATTTAGATGCAATCATCGGTGGCGGAATGCCTGAAGGTCGAGTCGTTGAGATCTACGGCCCTGAGTCTTCTGGAAAGACTACGCTTATGTATCACCTCTGTGGCAGACATGATCTCGCACTTGATATTCCGATTGAAGGAACTTTTGATGCAGATCGTGCTAAAGTTTTCGGCAATCGCCCAAAGCAACTGCTCATCTACCGTGCACGATACGGCGAGGACGCGCTCAACAAGACGATTAAGTTTGCACGAGCAGGTATACCTCTCATCGGCATCGATTCCGTCCCGTCGATGGTTCCGAAGGAAGACGCCGAGAAGGTGTTAAAGTCGGCCGACCGTGACAGCATCGAGGAGCAGCGCATCGGAGGTACAGCTCGATTGCTTAACAAGTACTTGCCAGTCATCGAGGAGATTATCGAGACGACAGGCACGACTTTGATCTTTGTCAATCAGGTGCGTGACAAGATGAATGCGATGCTGTTTGGAGAGAAGACAGACACGCCTGGTGGTCGAAAGTTGAAGCATAGTTGCAGTCTTCGCATCCAGGTCGCACGTCGTGCATGGATCGAGATACCGAACAAGAACCCGCACTCGACTGCGAAGTCTGAGAAAGTCGGACTGATCATGAAGTGCAAGGTGACGAAGTCAAAGGTGTGCAACCCGATGAGAGAGTGTGAGATCCCACTGTTCTTCGATCGTGGTTTCGTGTCATATGACGATGTTGCAGACATTCGCAAAGAGCTTATGAAGAAGCGAGCAGAGGAATTTGGCAAGCGAGTCTCCAAGAAAGACATGGAGGAGTTTGAAGATGAGTGACGATTGGATCGACTGTAATGCTGACAAGCAAGTTGACATTGTCAACGATCCTCAGCATTACAAGCAGCATGAAATGGAGTGCATTGACGAGATGGTTGAAGTCTTCGGTCCATATGACGTCATGGCTTTCTGTCGTTGCAATGCATGGAAGTACCGTTACCGTGCTCCTTACAAGGGGAAGCTTGAAGAGGACAACGAGAAGGCTGACTGGTACATTCAGAAGCTAAAGGAGCTATCACGGTCGGTCAAGCTTGGCGGTGCAGAATGTACGCTCTGAAGATCCCGAACTTCAACTTGCAGCATATCTACGACTCGCTGCAAGACATTTCAATCAGACGTATCTTCGGGTTTGAGAGGCAGGGCTTCATGTTCTTCGTCAAGGACAAGATGCTGAAGGTCGAGCAGATCGATGATCGCTGTTTGTTCTCCTGCACAGACAACGACTTTTACGACCTGTGGTTCGACTTCTTTGATCTTTCGACTGACTACTCAGAGTTGAACGGAATAGCCCGCAAGTCAAGGTCTGACATAAGCATTGTAGCTAGGCAAGGACATGGCTTGCATCTGCTTCGACAAGACCCGTTTGAGTGCCTGCTGAAAGAAGTGCTGTTTGACGGGCGCAGCCCAAAGCAGGCAAGGGAATCTCTTGAACTTGTCTGTGAAGCTTCAACTGAGCAGCGCGGGAAGACGTTGAACGGATACGGTCATCTTAGGTGGCATCCGTTACCAGATCCCGATCAACTAGAAAGTTCACTGGAGCTACTAGATTGGTTCTGTGACTCCGAGACTGTCAATAGGTGTGTATCTATTGTCGAGTGGTCAAAGTGTCACAGAGAGCTTCTGGTTAATCCAGAGTGCCATTCAGAAGACGAGGTCAACACTGAGCTCCTTAAGCTCGGACTCTCTCAGCACAAGGTCGACAGGATAAAAGCTTACGGATGGCACATCCATTCTGTTGACGTGACAAGCAAGAAGCAAGAGCGATCGATTGAGAGGCAGACAGGAGTCGACGTAAAGACGCTTGTCGAATTCGAATTTGGAGACTATGCAGCCAAAGCAGCATATGCAGGCACGCTGCTTGCAAGAGACCAAGCTGTGAAGAACAGGAAGGGAAAGTAGGATGGGGATCGTCCAAGACATAAAGAAGCAGGCGTCAAAAAACGGGACTGTCATCCAGAGTTCTGAAGCTCAGAAGTTGTGGACAATCTTGAACAAGGCATTCTATCTTCCGCATGACATCGAGAACGAAACGAAGTTCATCAACATGGTCATGACTCGTGGTGCGGATTCTCAGGAGCGTGTCGGCCTTCATGCCTCTTCGATGTTGACAAGCGACAAAGCTTTTTGCTGCCGCTTTCAGGTTCTGTCTCTACTGTACAAGCAGGTACAGAAGGAAGGCGTGCAGGCGTCTCTGCTGAGGATCTTTGAAGAGGGCAACGCGATCCATGAGAAGTGGCAGAGGATGTTCATTCGTGCAGGTTGGTCTAACTGGGACGAGTTAGACTACACGCAGTACGCAGAGCAGTACAAGATGTCATTCACGCCTGACATCATTTGCACAATCCCAGAGTTCTATGATGGGAAGATGGTTGGCGAGATCAAGTCAGTCAACACGTTCCAATACAAGAAGATGGTGAAGCATCCAAGTGCATGGAAGCAGTGTCAGTGGTATATGCATCTGACCGGCATCAAGAAGGGCTTCGTACTATGCGAGGACAAGAACAATCAGGAGTTCAAGCTAGAGGTGTACGATTACGATCCGGATGCAGTCGCTCCGTTCATCGACCGTGCGGAAGAAGTCATATACCGCTACAATCGTGTAGTCAATGACCGCAAGATGGTCGGTCGTCCAACTGACGCGACTTCTCCGAGTTGCAAGCGATGCAGCGACTGTGCAATGAAGGATGCTTGTTGGAACATTGGCATGGGCAGGGTGAAGATTGGTGGCTGACAAGCGTGTCGAGGTAGAAGACGACTTGGTCTTCTTGGCCTCAGACTTGTCGATGGTGTCAAGGCAGTTCAACGCGATGAAGCCTTATGGCAAGAAGAAGCTGCTGTACAAGAAGTTCAGCGGGATGGGCAGGGCAGACGTGAAGAAGTCTCTCCTGTCTTGCTGTATGAAGATGCTGTACAAAGTCTGTTTCCTCTGCTATGTCTCAGGGATAGACGACATAAAGATGAAGCGTGTCGTAGACAGGGCTTCAGCAGAGGGGATCAAGTACAATATGGGGATCCATTAGGGACTATGTCTTCTAAGGGGATCCAAATGACATGTAAGGCCCCATTAGCCATTCACCAATATGTATTCCCATCTAATGAATTCAAATGTCTTCTAGGGGCCTCTCGTTAGCTCAGAAGGGGATTTACGCAATGGCAAGAGTATGTCCAATGACAGGTTCATTCAAGCTCTACTCAGATTGTCTTGAATGCGACATCAGACGTGAGTGCAAGATGGGAGAGGTGCAGAAGAAGGTGGAGACGAATGAAGAAGTACAAGCAGGTCGTTATCGGTATAGACCAGTCATACAAGCGGACTGGGATAAGCGTAGCTGCTGACGGAAAACTACTGCATGTCTGCTCAGTCGACTTGTCAGGCAGTGACGACAAGACGTGGAAGAGGCATGAAGTTCAGAAGCATGTCGATAAGGCGTGCATGCTTGCGAATGCAAGATCAAATGAAAAACCAGTTCTAGTGTTAGAACGAATTAGAATGTTCAGCCAGCAGTTTGTCAGCATCCCGTACATCAAGCAAATGGGGGCGCTGAACGCATACATCATAGACAAGGCTTGGAGTGTCGGTATAGAAACGTACTCAATCGACACAAGGGCATGGAAAGCAGGAGTCTTGGGCACGTCCAAGCATGCAGACAACGACTTCGGTGTACCTTCGGAGAAGTGGCCATGTGTGAACTGGGTCATCAGGTCTGGGTTCGAGAAGTCAATCAAGCTTCCTGTTTCTGGACGCCGCCAGAAGGGCACGTTCACTGACAAGAACGGCAAGAAATGGGAATACGACAATGATGCTTGCGACTCAGCTGGAATCGCCATGTCATGGTTCTGTTGTGATCCGTCTAAGTTCGAAAGGGAGTTCTGATGTTCTACGACGTAAAGCTTTCAAACGGTATCGATGAACACGAGATAGAGGTTCAGGCTAGGAACAGGGAAGTGTTGATCGACAAGTTGGAACCGTTGATGGAGGAGCTAGACTGCAACGTCGCAGACGCCTGGTACGTAGAAGAGGGCAAGTACAAAGGCAAGCACGTCTTGCACTACGAGCTCTGAAGGTGTCATCGTCTCCGTCGCGTACGCGTAACGCGTCGCACGCGTCGTATCACGCAAGGTGCACGCGCGGTTTAAACCGGCAATAGTGTATAACAATAGCAATAACAGCAGCTATAACAACTAAGAACTAAGAACTAAGAACTAAGAACTAAGAACTAAGAACTATACTTCTATTGTTTCTGGTTTTGAAACTAGAAACCAAAACAATAGAACTTTTTGGTTTACAAACAGTGTTGACAGTGTTACAATGAAAACAACAGGAAGCAATAAAGCTTCAGTCGCTAGGAGGCAGCAATGATCGAGAAGCAGAAGACGGTCAACGGAAAGAAGCTCTGGAACGTAGAATTCAGATCAATCCATGAGTTCGAGGAGTTCATAACCAAGCAGCCGTTCAATGCTGCTTTCTCGAAACACGTTAAGGCAAGCATCTACGGTTCGAAAAGCTTCACTGAGACTGAATCATTCGAGGAAGCAGTGAAGCTGCTCCATTCTGGTTGGCAGGACAAAGCCAAGGAACTTACTCAGAAGTTCAAGGCAGTCGAACGAGACATGGCTCCAGTATTGAAGCAACAACAAGTGATCGGTGTTGCTGGTTACCAGCCGATAGTCCCACTGTTCATGACAGGGCAGCCTGCATGCATGGTCGGTTCAAAAATGCAGCCGGTAAAGCAGAAGGTCGTGACAGTGGTGAAGTCGATCAGCTATCCTGGCAGGATTCGCTCGGACAAATGGACAGAGCAGGGGCTGAAGGCTCTGGCAATCGTAAAGAAGCTGGAACAGAATGGCTACAGGGTCAACGTTGACATCATCGACGGAGGGACTGACTACAGCAACGTCGGGTTCAGCTGCAGGGTCAGGGTCAAGAACGCGTCTGAGAGGTTGAATGTTTCGAAGTTAGCTTTCACGCTATGCAACCCGTCGATTGAACGTCGTTTGATGTTTAGATTCGAAGAGGTCTACGAGCACATCACCTATGGTTTCACGAGCGGTTACGGTAAGGTGTTGAGCGCAGCCGATGTCAAGCAGATCATTGACAGCAAGCGTGAGGTAATGATTCCAGCTTGGGTGAACGGAGACATCGACAAGGTAAAGAAGCTGGAAGATGTCGAAAGGCTAGGAAACTGGATCTGAAAGTTCCTGAAAGTTCTAGTGTCAGTCTTCATTCTGTTGTGATAAAATGTAATCACGGGGAGGGAAAGAAGAAACCCCGTAGTTTCCAGAAGGAGGACACGATGCAAGAGGAACTCAAGCCGGTGGCATTCGAGGTCAAGAAGATCGAGAAGGCGAACAAACCAGGATGTGTGGTTGCGCACGTTAAGTTCAACAGCAGCGACACGGTGTACACCTACGTGAGGAAGTATCACCGAAGCGCCGTGCTCGGCAAGTCACTCTCGATCGTCATTGATGGTTGCGAGGTTTCTTTCAGGGACTTCGATCCCGGTTGCGACACCGCAAACGTGACGAGCATCTATCGCATCTACAACACCAAGGGCACCAAGAAGCTTTCGACTGAGAACCAAGGCAGTAAGAAGCCGGTAATCGACTTCACGTTAGACGTCGTCGAGAAGCCGAAGGACGTCATTCAAAAAGTCGCCAGGCAGTCAATCTTTCCAGAAGTTGACTGTGACAAGTCGGTCAAGCATTCAAAGTATGATACGATTAAGACTTGCATGTCTTGTGGCATCCCGGTTTACCTTGCAGGTCCTGCAGGTTCTGGAAAGAACTTCACGGTCGAGCAGATCGCCAATGAACTCGGCTGGGACTTCTACTTCTCCAACTCTGTACAGCAGGAGTACAAGTTGACTGGTTTCATCGATGCAGGCGGTGACTTCCACGAGACGGAGTTCTACAAGGCATGCACGTCCGATAATGAGTCGGTGTTCTTTCTCGACGAGATAGATGCTTCGATTCCAGAAGTTCTAGTGCTACTGAATGCGGCAATTGCAAACGGGTACTTCGAGTTCCCGACTGGTCGAGTGGATCTAAAGAACGTTCACTTCGTTGCAGCAGGCAACACGGTCGGCTCTGGATCCGATGAGATGTACACTGGTCGTATGGTCATCGATCAGGCAACACTGGATCGTTTCGCGATCATTGAGTTCGGGTACGACACCGGCATCGAGATGCTCATGGCAGAGAATGACGATGACCTGGTGGACTTCATTCACAGCCTTCGTAAGTCAGCAGAAGAAAACGGAATCAGGGCGACGTTCTCGTGTCGTTGCATAACCATGGCAAAGAAGCTTGAGAACGCCGGGATGTCGTTAGTCGAGGTCATCAAGATTGCAGTGGTCAAGGGACTCGACAAGGACACGATCAACACCTTGTGTGTGAAGACGGTGCACTACGACAACAGGTTTGCAAAGGCTTTCAACAAGGTCAAGGCAGCCTAGTGACATATGGCTATCACATGGACAGCTCCCAGAGGTCACCAGATTAAATCTGAGGCCATTGGGAGCTGTCACTGGTATAATCCATCATTGAGAATGAGAGAATATCTTAGAAAGGTCTGGTGAGTTCGAATGATAAGCAGGTCAGACCTCAAATTGAGGGAGTATGACGGAGCAGACTGCGTTGGATTCAAGATGGTGTTCGAAGACGAAGACATCAAAATGCGATGCGATTGTTTCTTCAAGCGTGCAAGTAATTCGAAGCTGCACTGGGACTTCACAGCAGTGATTGACGACAGCTTGCATGAGAAGCATATGGTGACGTTCGGATATGATATTCCGTCTAGCAGCATCAAGATTGAGTTGATAGCAGCTGCAGGCCTGATGCGGTTCAAAGAGATTCTGCAGAATGACATACAGTCGAAGCAAGTTCTTGACTCAATGCTATTCGTTGCAGTCAGTGGGATGTAGCATGAAGCGGTCTGGGAAGTTCTGGTACAAGAACGAGCAGGAGACAATGGAACGTCTCGGCATGCATCAAGTGCCAGGATCTGGCAACGGTTGGGTGGCGAAGGAAGACGGAGAGAATGACAACGTCCTATGTCAGTTGAAGTCGACAGACTCGATGTCGTACAGAGTCGGGCTGAAAGACGTCAACGCGCTTCTGCACAATGCATCAGTAACGCACAAAGTACCGGTGTTTGCAGTGCAGTTTCTGCAGACAGATGACTTGTTTCTGTTAGTTCGTCCGATTGACGTGCCGGAGTTGGCGAAGTACATCGAGACTGGAGTCAATGAGCGGTCTGAAGACGATGACATCATCTGTTCTGATGCTAAAGCAGAAAGTAGCTTGAAGCCTCCAGTCGTTAGGTCGTCAAAGTCGGCCAGAGAGCGATTCAATTCGGAGAATGACAAGAAGTGGAAGAAGAAGGAGAGGTCGGCAATATGATCGTCAAAGTGAAAGAGGTCGTCAAGTACGGCGGCCACAATTTGTCAGCGAACGGGTCTGTCAATCTGACTCTGAATGCCAGCTACTCGGAGCTGGTCAATTCGATACAGGTTTCACAGATGCTGAACAATGATGTAAGCATCAAAGCGAAGCTTCCAGGAAAGAAAGCGATGATGCTTGGTTCGTTCCGAGTCAATCATATCGACATTTTCGATGACGGCACGTCTCGTCTGAAGTTCAGAGGCATCAGTGACTACATCGAGATGGACAATCTGAACAACTTGCCTCTGCGAGACGAAGACGTTTCCGAGTTTCAAGTGTTGATCGAGGCAGACATTGAGGTTGAAGACGGTGGTGATAGCAATGACGGCGATTCAGACTAAGGGTTCAGGCAAGGCGGAGTACAAACAGTTGTCGAAGGCGATGGTAACGAAGAATCGCAACATCGTCATATCTAAGTGTTCGAAGGGTGGCTTCACCCTTGCTCAGCAGCTTGTCATCTCGGATGATCAAAACGAAGTTTCGGTGTTCATGAAGGGTGCGATACACATTAACGACTTTACAGCGCTTGTAGCACTTCGTGATGCATTAGACGAGGCTATCGGAGCAGTCGTTGAAGAAGAAGAGGGCAATGACCCCGAGGAAGACGTAAACTGGGACGAATAGTAGATTGTCAGTTTACATCGTCGAAGATTGATGATAAAATGATATAAACCACAGGAGTGGTTGAGAAGCCGCAAAGATGGAGGCGGCAAGAAGAATGAAAGGAGACCATCATGGCACAAAGCTATACTCTCGGTGAAGCCGCCAAGATCCTGGCGGAGGGCAAGGATTTCGAAGCGGTTGGCGACCTGCATCGTCGCTTCCCGATCTTTACTCACAAGCTGATGAATGCTATGTCGGGCGATAAGGACGCAGTTGTTGAGTTCATGAGTTACATCCCTGACTATGTCAATCCGCGTAAGGTGGAGAAGGTTATCACTGCAAATCCTGTCGAGCAACCCGAGGAGGATGCAGAGACTGAGCCTGAGCAGCAGACTGACAAAGAGAAGCCTACTCCGAAGAAGCATCGTGCTCGCAAGGCAGATGAGGAGGAAGAATCGGAATCCGAAGTCGAGACTGACGGGGAGCAGAATGACGGCAAGTATGCCGGCAAGAATGCGATGGAGCTGTTCAAGGAGTGCAAGAAGCGTGGCATCAAGGCTGCTCCGAAGAAACCGGTGAAGTATTACATCGAGCTGCTGGAGAATGATGATGCTGCAGTCGAAGCAAATACTGCAGACAGCAATGACGACGACGATGACGATTGGGACATCTAGTCGACAAGACAAACTGATATGAATTGCAAGCCGGTCTGGTAAACTCAGGCCGGCTTTGTCTGTACTTAGGAGTTGAAATGGATGTAAGCATCATGTCGAAGACGCCAGACATGGTTGATGTGATTAGCCGTTCTGCAGGCCTATGCTATGGTAAAGACGACAAGTCAATCAAGCGACTTCGCAACTGCTACAAAGTTGGCCACACAGGAGTCTTCGAGCATGCATCTGTGTCGTTTCTGGTTCGCGGGATTAGTCGGGCTTGTTCGCATCAGCTTGTGCGGCATCGCATTGCTTCGTATGCTCAAGAGTCTCAGCGTTACAACAGATATGATCTATCTGGTGATGACTGGTACGTTATCCCTCCGTCAATTGACGATAACATCTACATGTTATCAGAGTTCAACGACAAGATGCAGGAAGATGCGAAGGCATATAAAGACGCGCTAGCAAACGGCATCAAGCCAGAAGATGCACGGTATCTGTTGCCAGAAGCAATGAAGACTTCGATTGTAGTGACGAGGAACGTACGAGACTTGTTTCACTTCTTTGATCTTCGGCTAGGTCCTCGTGCACAGTGGGAGATTCGTGAACTTGCAGAGCAAATGGCAATTTGTATGGGGAACGAGGAGCCGGAGTTGATGGCAGTCTACTACGAGTTTCGCGAGCAAACTAGGATTGACTAGCAAAAACTTCAAAAACTTTGAGATTCTCGTGCAAAACTAGTAGTTTCTGTGATATATTGTTTATGTCAGGGAAACACAGAGTTGGCTAGGAGGCCAAAAGATGAAGAAGTTCGACATTGTCAAGGCGATCAAGCATAATGACCAGCTTGTCATCTGCGAGAGTGGTTCCGGTTTGACTATTTGTTTTTGTGAAGATCAATTTCGTTAAGCAGACTAAGACCAAGCAGATGGTCTTCAACACCGAAGCAGGCGACAGGGTTGTCTTAAAGGCGGATGAATTTGACGCAAGCGAATACAATCCGTGCGGTAAGTACTCTGAATGCTGGGTTACGACGATGAGTGACATTAAGAATGCCGGCCGTTTCAACTTCGTCGAGTGTGGAAGTATTGCTTTCTAGTTCAGTAAGTTCAGTATCTATAGAGGAGGAAGCAATGAAGCAACATGACATCGACTACATAAAGCAAATCTGTGAAGAGAAGCATAGCAAGCATATCTGGGCAACGAGGGCACAGGTGATGGCGAAGAACATCAAGCCTTTGAAGATGGCAGTCGGAGACGAGTCAAGTGAGACAAAGAAGATTCCATTCGAGGCGATTGAAGACTTCGTAGAAGCAACGATAAAGAAGTACGACTTGTATATCGGGTACATTTTGACGATCACAGATGTTAACGGCAACACGACTTACCATGACGACGTCACTACTGCAGCTATTGACGGTACAAAAAAGAAGTTCAAGCATCTGTTCACGGTGCATGGCGATACAATCTACGAGTTGTATATCAAGCTGGCATTGATGATGCTAGTGACTGTGAAAGAAGGCAATGTCGGCTTAAGGAAGGAGAGGTCAGCAAATGGCAGTTAGGCTTTTCACTGATGGTGCCTGTTCGGAAAATCCAGGACCAGGTGGATGGGCGGTAGTTATCGAATCTTCTGATGGTGCAGTCGAAGATGTCATCAGCGGATACGATATCGAGACGACGAACAACAAGATGGAGCTGACGGCAGTAATCCAGGCGTACAAGAAAGTCTTGGACTTGAAGGTGCATGACCCCAGGGACGAGACAGAGTACGAGATCGTGTCAGACAGCGCATACGTTGTAAACGCGGTGACGCATGACTGGATCGGCAGGTGGTCGATGAACGGATGGAAGAACAGCAAGGGCGAGAAGGTTAAGAACATCGGGCTATGGAATGAGTTCTTGACGTTGCACAAGATGGCTAAGTCTGCGAAACTGTCTGTGAAGTTCAAGAAAGTCAAGGGGCATTCTGGGAACATGTTGAACGAAGTCGCAGACAAGGTTGCTGTTGCAGAGAAAGTGAAAGCCGTTCAGATGAAGCGAGCAGAGAAAGACATGGTGATATAAATGAACGAGATCAAGAACGTGACTCCTACAATGCGTAGCGGCAAGAAACAAGAGAAGCGTAAGTTCACCGAGAATGTTTATGTAATGATGATCAACTTCATCTGGCATTTGGGCAAACTTGCAGCAAACTTGTCTGGTACCGTTGGCAACGTCATCATCGTTCTGTCTCCGTTTCTGATGTTGTATATTGGTGAGTACGTCTACTGTGACCGTGGTTACTGGGCAATTGGAGGGGAAGTAATGCTTCCTGTTGTTCTTCTAATTATCGGCTTCGCGTTGAAGGCATACGCTCGAGTTTCCGGCAACGACCACTATGATCTTCCAGTTCCGAGGCATCGCTTTACGCATGTCGACTACAACAGCGGTCAAGTAGACATCGAGAACAAACGACTTCAGGAAATGATCTTGTACATGGCTGACCTGGAAGATTGGTTTGAGCGCAACGGGTACAGGTAGGGTGTTGAAAGGCAATAACATTCTGAGGTAACGAGAGGCCCCTAGAAGACTCGAGAACAATTCTCTGGTATATTTACACATCAAAGCGAATAAAGGGGCCTCAGAAGTCATCTGAGGAGTTCAAATGGATTCAGCGAAGCGTGACAGGATGATTGAGCGACTCGATTCGATCAAAAACTTGAAGCAGTGGAAGGCATACATCCAGGGTCTTCTGAAGGAGAATGACGAGGCAGTCAAGCAAGCTCTGGTCCGCCTGTACAACTGCCAGGAGCAGGACGAGATGCGAGACAAGAAGTCTGTGCATGAGAATGGTGTCGGTTTCAACAAGGTCGATGCATACTATCTGTCAAAGTCTGCAGAGAAGATTCTTCGAGGGAAGCAGTTGTCTGAGTCTGAGTTGAATGCATGCAGGTGGTCGATCATGAAATACTGGCGGCAGCTAACTGAGATGTCGAAAAAGAAACTGGTTAAGATGAAGATCGAGAAGCAAATCGAGAACGAGACTGAGGGGCAGAAGCATATCCGCGAGAACGGATTCTATCAGCCGATGTTGCCTGGAATGTGGTAGTCTATCAGAACAAAAGTAGTCTAAATGGATGTGCTTGAGGCGATTAGCAATATTTCGCGTTACTAGAAAGGCAGTGCTACAATGGCATATGACAAGGATGAAGAGTACGAGAAGGTCAGGATCGGCTTTACGAAGGGCTGCTTGGTCTTGATGTTCATCGCAGCATTGATTGTCATACTTGGTATCGAAGTGGCAGCATTTGCATTGATGACGATGTTGTTTGGAATGCTGTGATTTGAACGATGCGATTGCCGCTTAGGCAGCAAGAACAATAGAATTCCAAAAAAACTTCAAATTCAAGGTTTACAACAGCTTTGAGCTTGTGGTATAATGTTCTTGTGAGGAAGGGAAAAGGAAACCTTCCAGAGATGCTAGGAGGCAACAAAATGTTCAATGAGACTCAGATGGATTCGATCTACAATGTCTACAACGCGATGGTTGAGGCGGAGATCAACACTACTGGATGCGTTAGCTTCTCGGAGATCCAACAGAAGGTCGCAGAAATGTTTAACTGCGATGTGGATGACATCTTCTAATCAGAAACCAAAGAACTAAAAAACAAAAGAACAAATTAGTCCTCAGAGAAGGGAATGGCAATGAAGAAGAACATCAAGAATGGTTACCGCATTGGTATTGAAACTCGGAAGGGCATCAAGCTCAGCAAGGATCAGTACACTCTAGGGGACGCCTTGGAGATCATGTACAAAGCTTCGTTTCCTTGCATGCTCTGTGACCATATCGGTACGCCAGTTAAGCTGTAAGACAGCATCAACAGAGATCTGAGATCAGTAGCCGGGCATAGTTCCGGCTATTGTCGTATAATCTACCAGAAGCTCTCAGATGACTTCTAAGGCCCCACTTTGCATGGTTGGTATAATCCTATAAAGAAGAACTCATAGTGTCACAGATGTCATCTGGTGGCTTCTCAGTGGTATTAGAATGAAAGGAGGTGTTGGAGTTTGCCACAGCCTAGGACACGGTCTACGAACAGAAGCGAGATCATCATAGCAAACCTTCAAAAGAAGTGGCGACGCAAAGAGTATCTGGCGTTGCTTGAAGGTTGGGCTCGTGATGGTTACACTGATCGCGAGATAGCGACAAAGATGCGCATTTCAGAGAAGCAACTCCAGCGTCTCCGAGAAGCAGATGCGAAGATCAGGAAGGCACTTGATCATGGTCGTGAGGCAACTGACTACATGGTTGAGAAAGCTATACTGAAGTCAGCTCTCGGTTACAAGAAGAAAGAAGTCAGGGTAACGTCGATCATTCGTTATGGCAAGCTTGTTGAGACGCAGAAAGAGGAGTTCACGACAGATGTTGCTCCAAGTGTCACAGCAGCTCAGACGTGGTTGTATAATCGTTGCCCCGACAAATGGAAGAAGGATCCGCAGAAGGGAATCCTGGACGACATCGACGAAGATACCTCGATCAAAATTGAAGTTACTCGTGTCGGTTCGAAAGAAGACGAGCCAGATGAGGAGTGGCAGAAAGAAGTCAATCGCGAGGTGAAAATCAGGAAAGCCACAGAAAGCGAGAAGAAGCAAAGAGAAGCTGAGATAGCTCAGGAGAAGCAAAAGAAGCAACAAGAAGCAGAAGAGATGCAAGAAGAAGTCAACGACCTTGACGAGTGGCCAGAAGGCTGGGAAGAGATGGTGGACGATGACTAAGATCAGCTTAGAAGTCGCCCCTCGTTTTGAAGATTTTATCTTCGACTGGGACTACGAGACGTATCTACTTATTGGTGGCTACGGATCTGGTAAGTCATATGATGTTGCTATCAAGATCGTCTTGAAACTGCTAGAGGAGAAGCGAAAGTGCTTAGTCGTTCGCGAGGTGTTCGATACTATCTATGACTCCTGTTACTCCTTGTTAGTCGAGATAATCGACAGTATCGGTCTGTACTGTGGAGACACATGGGAGTGGAAGATGAAGGGCAAAAAGCAGAACAAGATACTCTGTACCAAGTCTCCGCTTCGAGTACGATTCCCAAACGGCTCAGAGATCATGTTCAAGGGAATGGACAAGCCAGAGAAGGTCAAGTCGATCAATGGTGTCTCGATTGTATGGATTGAAGAGGCGCCAGAGGTTAAGTTTGCAGGTTACGAGGAGCTGCAAGGTCGTATACGTACTCCAGACAAGAGCATGCACTTCATTCTGAGTTGCAACCCAGTGTCGAAAGAAACATGGATCTATCGACACTTCTTTGCAGGCCTAGACAGTCACGGAAGTGAGAAGGTAATTGTAGACGACAATGAGTTCTATGAACGTGGAACTTTGGTAAAGAACGGAGTCTACTATCACCACTCAATTCCGACTGACAATCCATGGTTGCCGAAGTCATACATCAGACGCCTTGATGCGATGGAGACGTATGATCCGTATCTTTATGAAGTAGCCAGATGGGGCAGATTCGGAGCAGCAGGTGCAAGGGTTCTCCCACAGTTCTGTGTAGCAAAACGACCTGATATCTTCAAGCAGAACATAGAGAAGCTAGGTATAGCTAATCAATACTTCGGATTTGACTTCGGATTCGAGGAAAGCTTCAATGCAGTGATTTCGATGTCTGTTGACCTCAAACGAGGCATTCTGTACATCTGGGACGAGATCTATATGAACCATGTGACAGATGACAAGTTCGCCAGACTAGATGAGATGCAGCATCTGAAGCAGAGGCTAGACAGCTATGCAGCAGCAGGTGTTCCAAAGATGATAGTAGCGGATAATGAGGACCCAAAAGCAATCAGCTACTATCGACAGATGGGGTTCAGAATACGAAGATGCAGGAACAAGTTTGCAGGCAGTAGGTTAAGCAATACAAGGAAGATCAAACGATTCAAGAAGATTGTCTGTTCTCCAAAGTGCAAGAACGTGATTCGAGAGTTGAAGGATCTAACCTATGCCAAGGCAAAGAACGGGGATACCATATACGATCAGTTCAACATAGACCCTCACAGCTTTTCGGCTATCTGGTATGCACTTGACACGGTATCAGTTGCAGATGTGAAGGACAAGCAATTCTATTCTAGGAAGGGATGGTAAGAAGCATGGCTATGAAGGTGCCTCGAGATGAGTTCGTTGGTGTCGACAGTAACGGTAAGGTAACGAAGCATGACATCATTCATAAGTTGACTTCCCGCAAGTTCTGGATGTCTCTTGCGACTTTGGTATTCATGATCATGGTGTACTGCGGTGCTAGTGAGGGCAGTGCAACTCAGGTTGTGGCTATCATCATGGCAGCAGCAACAGTTGTCGGTTACGTGTTTGGCGAAGGCCTGGCAGATCAAAGTGGTGCAGTCAACGGAGACGTTGTTGTCCCTGGTGTAACTTATCCAAAGTACGATGTAGACGAGACAACTCAGCCCATGTGTTCTCAGGTGACGCCTGAGAGTTCCTCAACTGAGGTGCGTTAAATCGATTGAAATGTATATCATAGTATTGTAAGACAATGGGGCCTCAAAAGTCATCTGGTGGTTCCAGAAGTATAAAGGAAGGCAGGTGCCATGGTAACTTTGAATATGTCAAGCAAAGGAGGAGGCACATGCCACCTGACAACTTTTGGGATGGTATCGCGACATCGGTATCACACGCTTCTGGCGAGATAGTCTGTTTTCTAATAACAGTAGTCGCTCTCACATCCTTGTTTGTGAGGTACTATATGCCTGAACGCAAGGAGCAGAAGAAGTTTGAAGCCGAAATGCAACAGAAGCGACTGGAACTTGAAGCGAAGCAGCAACAGGACGCAGTCGACGTGCAGCGAGATAACATTGAGTCTCGTACAAGGCAGATAGAGATCCTAGCGAACATGTCCGAGCAGACAAAGTCACTTGCACAGCAGACAGCTGGTCTGACTACTCAAGTTGCAGTTGCAATTGCACAGCTGGAAGATTCAAAGACTAACTCAGTCAAGATGGGACAGACGGTGTATGCTATGGCCGATGACGTAGTGCAGATCAAGGACATGGCCAAGGACATACATCATGTGTTGTATCATCCGGATGTTGTAGACTAAAGGGTAGCATGTAGACTAAGGGGTAGCATTATGAGCATGAAGTTCATTGACATCAGCGGTTGGCAAGCAGGAATTGATGTTGCCAAAGTAGCGAAGAACGGTGGTCTCGGTGCAGTTGTAGTCAAGGCTACAGAAGGCGTCAACTACGTTGACAGGAGCTGTGACAAGTTCGTGCAACAGTGCATTGACAACGACGTCCCGTTCGGTTTCTATCACTTTGCACGCAACAACAATGCTTCTACAGAGGCAGAGTATTTCAACATGAACACAGCTGGCTACGACGGCTACGGCATTCCGATTCTTGACTGGGAGGATGGTCAGTCTGTCGAGTGGGTGAACGAGTTCGTAGAGCGTTATCATCAGTTAACAGGGGTGTGGCCTTGGATCTATGCTAACCCATGGCGATTCCGTCAAGGAGAGGTAAATGGCAACTGTGGTCGTTGGGTGGCAGGCTATCCAAGCAATGGCATTACTGACATCAACTACGGGCAGAATAACAGCTTGCCTAGTAGTTACAACGTCGGGCTTGTCTGTGCATGGCAGTTCAGTTCCAGTGTTCGCATTCCAGGATATGATGGCAATCTTGACGGTGATGTCTTCTACGGTGATAAGGAAGCTTGGACAAAGTATGTGCTAGGATCTGCTTCTTCAGACGATGTCGAAGATCCTTCTGATGGTTCTGAGAAGTCAATCGACCAGCTTGCAGACGAGGTCATCAGTGGAGTATGGGGGAACGGCGACGACAGGAAAAAGCAACTGGTCGAAGCTGGCTATGACTACGATGCTGTGCAGGCTAAGGTAAATGAGAAGCTATCGAACAAGAAGTCTGTGTCTGAGATTGTTGACGAGGTTATTGACGGTAAATGGGGCAATGGAGAGGACCGAGTCAAGAATCTCAATGCGGCTGGCTATGATGCGGACGAAGTTCAAAAGAAAGTCAATGAGAAGCTTGGTGCTACGTCTGCCGTGTACTACATCGTCAAGTCTGGCGACACCTTGTCTGGCATTGCTCAGAAGTACGGTACAACGTACACCAAACTTGCACAGATGAACGGTATCAGTGATCCGAATAAGATCTACGTTGATCAGAAGATCCGTGTTCGTTAGAGTTAGATAGGAGGAAGGCGAAGATGGCTATGAGCGAGGAAGCAAAAGTCATTGAGGCGGAGAACTCGACTGTAGTCCTCTCCGCCTTTAACCGTATTCCATACGGTTTGATAAACGAAGAAGTCGACGGCTACACAAATGACATCATTTCAGAGTTGACTCAGATTTGTGGTTATTACAAGGTTTACAAAGACGGAGCAGTTTTTGCTACTGAAGGTTCAAACGGCGATTATGTGCCGTCTAAGCTTTCTTACAAGATGTCTGCATCTTTAATTAACAAGGAAGCACGCTTCCTGTTTGCAGAAGCGCCTGACATTGTCATTTCTCCAAAAGGCGATCTCGG